AGCACCACCTTGACATGGTGGGGGTCGTTGGTTCGAGTCCAATCGCGCCTACCAAACAAAATCCGCTCTGCTGGGCGGTCTAGAAGGGCTCACCGAAAGGTGGGCCCTTTTTTGTTGCCTATCGTTTGGGCAAACATTGGGAATACTTTGGGCAAACGATCTTTGAGCTACACGTTTAGGTCGGCTTTCACCTTCATGTAAACGACCTCATCGTCCCCGTGGCCAGACTGATAATGCTCGGTCATTTTCACGTCAGCGTGACCCATCAATCCCTGTATGTATTCCTGTGCAAATCCCTGCTGTTCGTACAGCCAGGCACCCAATGCGCGTATCTCATGAAACGTTGGCCGTTCACCCGCTGGCACATTGTCGTAGGCTTGTGAGTCGTCCCGAGCCTGGGCGAATGACTTGGTGAGGTAGTCGGCCGTTACAGCGTTCCAGTGCAGCTTGGCGTCGAGCTGCGTCCGTTTGCGTGCCTTGGGTGAGTAGTGAATCAGGTAGGGGCAAACGACCGGAGACTTTAGACACTCCAGCACCACCTCTCGCAGAGCCTGGCCCATGACGATTTCTAAGTGAACGGGCTTCCCGTAGTTCTGCGTCTTCCCGGGCGATACTTTGATGGTGTTCTGCTCGAGGTCCACGGCCGTTTTCGGCCACATCACGATGTCTTCCCTACGTTGGAGGCTCAACAAGCCCAGTCGGATCGCGCGTTTTAGCCAGACTGGCGTGCCGACATACGCCAGAATCTTGTTCAAACCTTCCACGGTGTGCCGCTGCCGCTTCTTCTCTGCTTCCTTCTTCACCAGCGTCAGCTCGGCTGAATTTCGCTCACAAAGTCCCTTGGCTACTGCGAAGGCGAACACCTGGACCAGCAGCCCTCGGTGCTTCGTGTAGGCGTTGTTCTCGAAACCATCCAGATACTCAGCCACTTTCAACACATCGAGCTGCCCCATCATCAAGTCGCCCATGTCTTCGCGATATCTGGCCAGCTTGAACTTGATTTCCTTGAGTGTGCTATCGGCATACTTCTTCGTGGATAGCCACTCTGTCTCGAAACGATCCAGGCATTTGCTGAACTTGGGAGCAGCGTCACCCGTGAGCATCTCCAGCAGCGCCCCGTCGTCTGCGAGCAATGGCAAAAGTTTGGCATTCGCGGCGTTTGCCAACTTAATGGCTTCGGCCATTGGCTTGTTGATGCTGGTTTTCTTGCCGGTGATCGGGTTCTTGTACTGCCAGTACTTCCCATTTGGGTACAGGTTCGCCGGCAGAGACCTGTTCTTCGCCGTCCTGGCGCGCGGGGGAGCCATCAGCCCACCTCCATCATCTTGGCCAGCAATGGATCGTTCGACCCAATCACGACTGCTTGCAGGTCCACGAAATACATCCCGCCCTTTACCTCTCCAATCACTTCGCCATCCTCGATCCATTTTTTCAATTGTTGCAGGCTTGGTTTTCCACCCGCGTAACGCAATTTACGGTACTCGCCCACCTCCATGAGGCGGGGCAGTCTGGCCGTAATTTGTGCAATGACTCTTGCCATAGCTACCTCCCGCCGCCCGCTGTAGGCCGCGCTGTCTTGATGATGTGGATGATGAAACCGAAGGTGAGCAGCATCCAGGCGACGGTGCCTGTGAATGCTGCGACCAGGGTTTGTTCGGTACCGGTGGAGAGCAGCTTCGGCACCTGCCAGAAAAACCAGAAGGTGGACCCCGCCACGTACAACACGATGGCCGTGATGAGCAGGGTGAGTTTCGTTGCGTACATGGGGTGTCCTTGCCGCGCTGGACGGCAGAAGGTGAGGGTGAATTGTTCAGAAAGTGGATCGGGACGCGGCCATCAAAGGCAGCTAGTCTTCTGTTGTTCGCCCAGCCAGATGTTTCAGAGCAAACGCTGAGTGGCCTCAGATGGCTGGGTGAACTCTTTTGTGTGATTCGCTTCCCGCCGCTCACCGGCAGGCATGTAGGGGGATTGGGGTTAGGCTGTTGCGGCGATATCGGCTTCGGCCATCTCGCAGAAGAAGCTGCAGTTGGGCAGCTTCTCGTTGCGCGCGATTGGGCCAACAGGAAGGTCGCGCAAAGGGAATCGCTCATCTTTCCTCGGTCCCGAACGGTAGCGAAGAAACCATGAGCCGGGCCCCAGCTCGTCCTGCACTAAACACCGCTGCTCGAACACCTCTGGAAAGTCTTCACGAATTGCGCGCCAATACCCTTCGCCACCTTTTGGGCAGCCAATACAGTTCGCGTTGTAATAGCCGATGCGATACATGGTGGGCAGCTCGATGCCGGCTCGCTCTATGATGGCTTTGCAGTCCTCTTTGCCCAGGCCTCGATCTATCAGAGGTGCAATCACTGGTCGGTCTGGGTTTCTTTCTCTGAAGTCGTCCAGTCGATCGGTCTCTTCGGCGGTGTAGCCGAAGATCATCACGTCGCCAGGTTGTTCGTAGGTGGAGAGCAGCCTGCGTTTAAGCAGCGTCGAGCACGGCGCTCCGTGAGGGCCCTTCATGTACCGTTCGCGCAGGAACACTTTCTGCACGTCGGCCCCGTATTTATCATCCCGGAGCACGGTGATAGGTTGGCCGAACCAGGCTTCACAGTCCTGGGCGAACCGCCGGTTGTCTTCGTGTTCATTGGCTAGGAAGGCGTTGATTATCTGCACATCGTGGGTTGCGCCATATTCGGCCAGAGCCAGCTTGGTAGCCACCGCTGAGGCAGCGCCGCAGCTGAACTGGCAAACGATTCGATTGCTCATGGCCTCGGCCCCTTGTAGATGAAGGCGTAGGCGAACCAGGGGGATGGCGATCATCAATAGTCCTCCCAGTTCAAGCCTTGGATGTATTCGTTCGGGATGGTGACGGCAGCGTCCGGTATCGCGCTTTCGACTTGAGCGTTGCCGAAATACCCGATAGCCGTCTTGGCCCGCTCCAGGGACAACTGGGCATGCTTCATCTGCCAGGACTTACGGGTCTTGTAGGAGCGCAACGCCAACGCCTTGTCGGTGTAGGCGAAGCGTCGGCCCCACTCGGCACCCTCTTTCAGCACGCGCTTACGACGTTTCTTGACCGCCTCAGCAGTCCAGCTGTATTGCGGGCCTTTGACCAGGTCGCAGGTGTGGGTGTCGCCGATGTAGTAGCACTGCGCGGTTTCGCCGATCACTTGATAGGTGATGCAGTGGACCTCAAGACCATCTGGACCGATGGTATCGATGTAGCGGAAGTGGTCGGGCCAGGCTTTCTTCATTTCTTCAGGCATGACTTCGTCCTTGCCGCTATAGCGGCTGACTGTGATGGTGAGGATTATTTGAAAACGACCCTGGACGAAACGATGGATCGTTGCTAGAAATGACATGTCGCGCATGTATTTCAGATATGTGTTGTTGAAGTACTTCGCCGACTGGCGCTCTATCAAGTCATTGGAGCGTGCTCTTGAAGCAGTGGGCAGTGAATCAGTGGACCGAAGTAGTTAGCTGCGAGTTAAACAACTCCCTTCCTCTGGGCTAGTAACTCAACGCCTTGGTCCGCTGGTCACATCCTCGTCCAGTTGCTCATACAGCCTCCTTCGTTACCAGATCATGGGCATTCACAACCGTCATACCGAGGCGTTCGGCGATCAGGACTTCGAGTTGGGCGCCTTTCGATTCTTTCCAGCCGGGCAGGGTGGCCACGGTGTCGCAGTCCATCAGGGCGGCAATGTCGCGGCGCATGCAGTCGTTCCAGGTGCCGCCGTCCGGGTTCAGCTCGGCGGGGTTGGTGACGGTGTGGCCGCCGGCGCGCAGGTTGGTGGTCATGGCGTGGAAGGCGGCGAAGTTGAGGCCGGGCAGGCCGGTCATGGGGCCGCTAAGGTAGATGCGCTTCATGCTGCCTCCTTTTGCTCTTCCGGCTTGCGGATCAAGCCAAGGCGCACGCCTTCATCGCGAACAATCAATATGTCGTCGCCATAGCCCCACGGATTCTCGAAACCGTTATCCATCACGGGTTGGAAATACCCGTATCGCATCGTCTTGCCAGTGAGTACGAACGCACCGATAGACCCAGCCAGGCTCTTCAGTGTGCCGCCGTGCGAGAAGCCATCCCACGGGCCTTCTCTCGTAACGTTGATGCGGGCCCCGGTGTAGTCATCGAACAGCCAGACGATGTTGCGGCGGCCATTGAGAGCGAGGTATGCATCGTGCCCAGCGCCCTTGTTACGAAAGAAGTACCGGCCGCAGTTGGCGATCACCCTGAGGAATTCATTCGCAGCGATGATCCGGTCCAGGCGCTGCTGGCCGATGGTTTTGTTTACTGTAGGCATGGGAAGTCCTTGCCGGGCCATGCCCGGGCGGTGGAGTAGATGAGGAGGGTCAGGCGATTACGGATAGTGCGAGGGGGTGTTCGCCGCTGCGCGCGATGCCGGCGTGCAGTTCCACCTTGCTACCAGCGAGCATCCCGGCGATCTGGGCGTTTAGATCCAGCTCTACCGCCTTGCCTTTTCTGGATTTCCCGATTTCCTGGGTAGCGAGATATTCGCTGATCAATGCCTTGTCCTGCGCTTGAATCGCGATGAGGCCTTGGCCGGTGGCGGGGCTCCCCAGCGGATCATCATCGCCTTGAGGCACAAGAGCTTTCAGCTTCGACTGGACCTCCCAAACCCACGCGAGCGCAAAGTGATCGCCGGCAGTTTCTGCCGAATACCGGCTGCGATGGACTCCCGACCTGACGGCCGAGCAGTACTCCTTGCGCGCCTGAGTAAGCTTGGTGTGCAGTGCCTCATACGCGTACAGGGCGATGTTCTGGGCGGGAGAAACGCCGACGAATGTCGCGCACTCAATGATCTGGCCTTTTGCGGAACACCACGTCCGGCGCCGCAGGGTTGTGCAACTGAATGCGTCTGCTACAGCGATGCTTAGCTGCTGATCCCACGCTGTTCGACGCTTGGCGCGGAACAGGGCCGACTCAACCTCACCTACGTCACTCAACTTCACATCCATTTCGGTCAGCCGGTATTCGCGCATCAATGCCTGGGCCTGCCGGAGCGCCGTTGCGGCTTCGTTCTCATTGGCGCTCTGGGCAAGTGCCAGGCAGTGCTTGATTTTGCGGATCGCGCGCTCAAGCTTCTTTTCGTCGATCTGTTGTGCGGACATAAGGGATCCTCGCCGGGTATATTTACCGGTCAAACGTCAAGGTAGGGATAAGGAATGCTGAACGATTACGGAAAAGAACTGTTTAAGCCCTGGCTATCTGTACCAAATATCCTGCTTGTATTGGCTGTGTTGTTCGGAATTGCATTGTTCAAGCTCACAAGTAGTGAGCTGGCAAGCTGGGTTCAGGCTATAGGATCAATAGCGGCAATATGGGGAGCTTTTACGATTAGCAATAGTCAAGTTGAAAGACAGATCCAACAGGCTAATCAGCGGGCTTTGGATAAGTCAAATGCGTATTTTGCTGTGGTTAAATGCGCATGGGATCATGCCAGGACCATGAGAGAATTAGTTGAGAAGCAGCCGCCCGTTGGAGTATTTAAGGAGAGCTGGAATCTTGTGTTTAGAGACCTATTTAACTCTTCTTTGAGTTCGCTAAAGAGTCTCCCTGCCTACGAGCTGGGTAACTATGATCTGGTTATATTTCATAATGGAATGTTGGCGGCTATGTCGAATATGTCATCGAGAGTCACATCGTTCCTTGGAGCTGATGCATTTATTGAGCAAGAGCTTGTTTTGATGTATGAAGATCTTTTTGCTCAGTCGCAGCTAGCTGAACACTACTGGGGCGAGTATGAATCAGTATTCAATGCTAAATTTGGAAACGCTTAACAGATTTATTTAGCCGGCTAGTAAACCGAGTTCATGGGACACTGGCATGTAGCTGGCTCAAGGAGCGAGATTTGAAGAAAATATGTATTGCCTTTTGCGGGTTACTCCCGCTTGTTGTTTCTGCCAGCTCACTGGAGGAGCAATACCCCGCACCATGGGTTAAGGCCGACAACCCAGGCATCGCGCGCGCGCTTTCTGAGGCGGACGTTGAGGGTTGTGGTAAATACCGATACCGCGTCAGCAGTGGGAGCAAGTCCGAATTTCTGGTCTACTGCCAGCGCGGTGGAAAAGTCACTCAGGCATTTATGGTGTGGCCCAACATCCATAAGGTGATGGGCCCATATCCACCTGACCCGTCGCTTCCTTGATGTGGCGAGCGGGGAGGCACATCACTTAGGGTCGAAGGCGCCAAGGTACAACTCGGCAGCCGCGCCGATTTTTTCCTGAAGTACTGTTTTGAACTCCTGAGCGATGTCTTCGCGTTGTACCTCTTCGCCCACCCAGCGCAATTTCAACACCGGCTGCGAGCCGCTGGTGATCACCGACAGGCGAAGGGTGATCTGCTGTTCGGTCAGGCCTTCAAACGGGACCGTGCGGAATTGCAGGGAAACCGGCAGGGTTTCTTTGCTGCGCGCCTCGATCTGGTCCATCGCGCTTCGGCTGGCACTGGTTTCGCCTACAGTGGTTTCCGATTCGCTCGATGCCTTGATGGTGATGGTGCGCACTGCCGCAATGGCCTTGGCCACCGGGATTGCATTGCCAGCCTCGTCAACCGGGGTGAGGTATTGGTGCCAGTCTTCGATCCAGTCGCTCAAATCTTTCTGGCTGATGCCGCGTCCGCCGATTTGCTGGGCGGCGGTGTAGCCGGCAGTTGGCTTTAACTTGAGGACGGCGCGGTCATCGGCGTGGCCGGGTTCGCCGGTGGTGCCCAGGTTGAACAGCAGGACACAGCTCATTGCGTCTTGGTCGATGAAGCCGCGCGCGCCTGGTTCTGCGCGTTCAACAACATAGGTGCCGAAATCTGCCAGCGAGTGGGTGCTGTAGGTGCCACGGAAGCGGCTACGGCCAGGCTGGAATTTCTCCAGGTCGATGACTTTCGAGCTTTCCGGCAGCACTACGGTAGGGACCAGTGTCGCTAGCTGCTTGCCGCTGGCTTCCAGCGCCGTATCAGTGATGAGCTGAATTGCTTCTTTGGTAAGTGACATCGGTTAATTCCTTGGATTGCTGAAGGGATGATGTAGCGGGGTGGGTCAGGTGCGCTTTGGAATCGGCGCGTCTTCACGGGTGAAAAGCTGATCGTGCTTTTCAGCGAAGAGGGTCACGCGACCACCGGTGCCTACGTGCATGGGCGTTTCAAGGCTGGTGTTCTCGTTCATCTCCCCGTACTTGGTGGGGATCTTGTAGGCGAGTTTATGTTTGATCTTCACTTGGCTTGATTGGCCGATCTGGCTGATGTCCAGGGTGATAACCAGCTTCCCGGCTTTGCCGTGGTCAACAACCCCCGCAGCTACTTCGGAAAGGGCGTGGCCGATTTGACTGGCGAATGCGCCGCCGTTGAGTTCTTCCAGAAACTCGGCTGTATCGGTTGCTGTGGGCATTGTTGATTCTCCGGGATGGCCAAGAGGCCGCTGGGTGGAAGGTTGAATTGGGTTTGCCTAAGGAGTTGTCGCACCTGGTTATTGATGCGCTTCACGGAGTTGCGCTGATCACTGCGACCACCCTTCGATGTTGATTTTCTTGCCGTCTGCGCGAGCTTCCAGCACCTGGGCGCGATTGATCGCGGCCTTCCAGGTGAAGCACATGCCCATGACCTTGCCGGTGGAGCGCTCGACGACGTGATAGGCGCCTTTGCCCTTGTTGATCACCTGGTAGCGAACCTCTTGCACTGGCTGCTCTTTACCGATCAAGGCGAACAGGGCGCTGGTGGCGATGGATGCTCGAACGCGGAGGGCCGCAAGCCCTTCGGACCGTTGTTGAATTGATGGATGCATGGTTCGACCCTCGATATTGGTTGGCGTGTATTCGTCAGCACCCGGAACGCCTGGCGGGTGCCGGTGGGCCCAGGGGAGGGTGCTGACGGGTAAACGCGAGATGTAAAAAAGCCCGAGGATTCCCCGGGCTTTCGATGCACTTCGTAGACCTCCCTACGTCACGCAGGCAGACGCTTTGGCGTCTAGGGTGTGTTGTGTTCACATGGCTGCCAATCCTCCGTGCAGGGCGGGTTGAATGCAGGTGGCCGGCGTAAGTCCGGGTGTTCGTCCGCATCCCGTTGCCCACTCATGGAATGGGCAGAAGTGATGCCTAAGCCTTAGGTTTACCGGCCATCAGAACAATCAGCAGAAGCGCGACCAGTACAAGGTCACCAACCATTGAGAAGATCCGGCTCGCCGAGTCGACGAACACCACCCCGCCGGCGAGCCCGTAGGCTGCCAGGGAGCGCGCCTTGTTGCTGAGCCTGCCCAGCATGGTTACAGGTAGTCTTTCAGGTTGAGGTTCATGATCTTGGCGGCCTTCTCCAGCACCACCATCTCGGCTGGCTCGATCTCGCCGTCAGCCTCGGCCACGGTGAGCATGAAGTTCAGGACTGTGGCCGCGTCGTCGACGTTGTGAGCCAAGTCCTTCAGCTCCTTTTCGGCGTTCTGACGGATGATGCGCGGGCCGCCGTCGTTGAAGTCGGCCTTGGCGCGGTCGATGGTGTTGCTCAGCTCTGCACCGAAACCCTTCAGGGCGGCAGAGTTGTTGATCAGCTTTTCGATCTTCTCCAGCTCTTCCTTCTCGATATCGCCATCGGCCGAAGCGACGTAGAACACGCCGTAGACCGAAGCTTGCATCAGGTCTCGATTGGTCATAACGGCCAGGGCCTGACGCGCTTCGCCGGATTTCTTGCCAAATATTTTGCCGAACATGGGTGATTCCTCTGGGTGGGTTACATCCCGCTGCACCCTGTCGCCAAGGTGCAGAAGTGATGCTTTCGGTTATGCGGTGAGGGTTGGCCGTTCAGCCTGGCGCACCATCCGCACTTGGGCGGTACGGCGCTCCGGTGTTCGGCGATCTCGGCGCATTGCGTCGTCACCGATCATTGCGTGCATGGCGATCAGGCTGGCCAGGACAAAGCACATCGGCGAGATGATCTGCCGGCGCATGGCCTCGGCCACCATCGCGGTCTGGCGATTCACGCCGAGCTTGAACATGGCACAGGAAAGGCGCTTGGCCACGGTGCAGGCCGCCACGCCGTGCAGCCTGGCTATTTCCTTTGCCGTCTTGCCTTGGGCAGCGGACAGCAAGTACTGAAGTTCTCGCGGCGCTAGACCACGGCCGAGATGACCCTTCCATGCGCCGTTAACGATTGTTGCTTCCATCGTTGTGACTCCCGGTTGTTTTCCGAAAGCGCCCGATACAGGCGCTGACGTGAAATCTTCTGGTGTCGCTTGCCGGCTTCCCGCTACTGGCGCTGCCGCCGGCCCCATCAAATTGTTTGTCCAGCCGCGGGCCTTTCGGCTTGTTCTCCCGCTGGATAACTCGTCTTGGCGCTTTACGCTGCACGCCCGGGTCAGTTGCCAACCCTCTGAACCGTTGAGGCCGGTTCATCGCTGCCTTCCATCTGGCCGGTTGTTATCCGGCGATGGATAAATATTAGGCATGCCTTCTTTTTTGGTCAATAGGTATGCCTAATTTATTTTGCGTTGACGAAGAAAAGCCCGCTTCAAAGGCGGGCATTCTTTAATGCTTGGTGCTGCCGGTATAGGCCGCTCCGTGAGCGATGCGTTTGATCAGCGAGCTTTGCGAATCAAGATCTTGGCTATCCGTGCTGCTGGGAGCACAATTAATGCGTACGACAGCATGCGGAGCATTTTGCTACCACGGATTACATTGGCAATTCCCGGTCCGTTTCGGTAGTACCAGGCGACGAATGTCTTTCCTGACGCGCGCTTAAGTATCCACTCATCCCGAAATTTTCTGAGTAGTGTGACGTCCGGATGATTGAAGTCACCCATGGTCGCAGTGACTATAAAGCAACTGTCTGGCTTGCTTGCGACAGCCGTCGGCGCAGAATAATTAGGATCTATTAGTCTTAGCTTTTCTGCGGCCGCCTCAAGTCTTGCGCGCGTGGCGGCTTCGTAATTAGGGCTTAGAAAAACAGCTTTAGAGGTGTTGTTATCAAACTGATCTCTGTAACTAACTCCTTCAATGCTATCTTTGCAGAGGTGTACTATATTTTCCAATGTAATTTTTTGTGATGGCTGCCATAGATGAATGGTTTCAAGTGTGTTCAGCATTATTCCAATCTGGTCAAGGTAGTCAGCCCATGTATTGGGAAGGGCGACGTACTCAAGCATATGCTTTCTGGCTATACTGTATAAAGCCACGACAATAGTATTGGCCTCGACCGAGCATGTTTCGATAATCGAGTTTTTATCATCTGCCGGAGCTGTAGAAATAGCATGATTAAAAGCAGTTAATACCTCTCCGAGTCGGATGTTGACTATAGTTGATTGCCAGCCAGCGGCTTTCCCCTTGCCAAGCCAGGCCTCAGATATCGTAGGATCGATCTCCAAGACCCTGTTGAAATAGCTCTCTGCCTCAGCTTGATTTCCCCCTAACTCAGCTGTTTTTGCCATCCCTAGAAGATTGCTGATGCTTGGCGTTGATGCAGAGCCCATCCTCAAGTTAATAGTTACACCGCAATACATGCATTTTGAAAACTCAACGTCATCTGGTACCTGAGTCTCTCTGGCACATGAAGGGCATCGCATTGAATGGAAACTCATGAAATCGTCCTTGATTGACTGTAGGCGTGCAGCCTTCTAATTAATTACATGTACTTCGCCGCATTTAAAGTTTACGTGCATTCCAAACTAATAGAACACGGGCCTGTATGTGCACCCGCGCAAGCATATCTCCCTCTATCATGATCGCCGGATACACTGGATTGTCAGAAATCATTCGCAGAGATCCGCCGGTGAGGCGCTGGAGCCTCTTTATGAATAGCTCGCCATCAAGAGTAAAAACGTAGATTGCATCAGTGCGTATTTCAGTGATGCCGCGATCCACCAGCAAAGCATCTCCATTGCGGAAAGTCCCCTCCATGCTATCGCCGTCGCCATCAATGATGGCTAGGTTTTCAAGCTTGGAATATGACAAGCCCTGAGTCTGAAGCCAGTCGAGATGGATCGTAATATCCCTGATGACCTCAATGTGGTCGGGCGGCACTCTTCCAGGCCCCATCGAGCCAGCCACGTCCAGCTGTGGAATGGTGATGAAGCTAGAGTCCTCGGATTTTCGGCGAGAATCAATCTGCACCACATTGCTCTTCTTGCTATCAGGTGGGGCTGCCCCATCCGATCCCTTCCGCATTGGACCCTTTCCGGTGGCCAGCCACATTGGCAGCACCTTCAGAAAATCGGCGGCAATCAAAAGATTCTGCCCCTCGATCGTCTTAGTTTTCCCTGAAATCCAGTCATTTACAGATGGCGCACGGACGCCGCAGGCGCGCGCTAGCGCCGCCTGCGTAACCTTTGGCGGGCCAACCATAGCCAGTTTTAACCGCTCTTGAAGTGTCCTCATTAGGGGAGCCTAACACTGAGCATATAAGGTATTCCTATTGACCAAAATAAAAGGTATGCCTAATATCCCGATCTGTGCGAATAGCCGGAGAGATCAGGTATGAACCCAAATGAAATTATCGATGCGCTTGGCGGGACCTTTAGGGTTGCCGAGCTTTGCGAGGTCCGGCCTCCCTCGGTGAGCGGCTGGAGGAAATACGGAATTCCACGAGCGCGGATGATGTTTTTGCGAGTTGCCAGACCGGAAGTTCTCGAAACGCTTGAGGCGCAATCTGCAAAGAAGAACGCTGCCTAACCTCGCATCGTGCTGAGCAAGATTGTTTCTAGTCAATGGAAATTATTGTCCGCCGTAGCGGGGTGGCCGGATAGAGATTTTGGGTTAGCTGTTAATTCATACAGTGCATAGGAAGGGAATAGAGATGGATGAAGGAATTCGAGTTTTATCGCTTGTAGCGCTGGAAGGGCGTTGCACGGATTCCTCCACCGAGATTTTCTTCCAGGCGGAGAAAGACATGGAGGAAGTTTTCGTCGAGCTGTGGGGGAGAGGCTCCTTGATTGGCTACGCCCGCTTTGCTCTATCTCGATCAGCAGATGAGATTAAGACTGGGCGCTTTGCAGCAACGTTTGAATTAGCGGAAATGCTTTCGGCGCATTCTCCATGCCCAAGTCCACTAGTTTCGTTATCAGCTGTTTTGTGGTCTCGCCGGGCGCTTCCCGAAGAGCTTTCAGTATGCCGCTCTTCTGCTCTTCAGGTAGATCGGACGCCTGAACCTTTGCCTCAATCAGCTGGCGAAGGGTGTCCTCATGAAGTTTAACGGTCACGGTGCTCAAAACAGCACTGACCCCTCCGTCGTCTTCGATGAAGTCGAGCCCCTTGGCAGTAATGGTCGCACAGTGAATAGACCTCCCGCCTCCAATGTATTCGCTGTCAAGAAGCGTTACGAGCCCCAGATCTCGGAGGTAGTAGAGATTTCCTGCGCAGTACTTTGGATCTCCGAGGCTCGTCACATCTTCGGAGGCTTCTGGGTAACAGTCCCTCAGATGTTCAAGCATCTCTCTCTGGAGTTCGCGAATCAATTTCATATGCCAGGTCTCCGTGACCATCGTTTCGAGTTGGACCAAAAAGCTACCACAGATGTACCGGACACCCATAACGCCTGAATTGCAGGCATAAAAAAACCGCCTGGCAGGGCGGTTTAGTACAACTTCAGAACGAGGTGAATCATGACCAATAACGCCCCCGCAGTCAATAGTTACGGGGATGTCGCGACACTTTGCGACGAACCTGAAAAGGTGTCTCGACACCTCACCATGAATCAATCCGCCGCGATGAAGGCCGCCCTCATGATTGGCGGCCAGTACTCGCTCGCGTCCAAAACCAAATTCCGCCGGGAATGCCTCAATCATTTGAAGGCATCCCTGGCTCCTGCCCAGGATGTTTCCGCATGAGCACCATCATCATGAGCCTGTGCTGGCCTTTGCAAGGTATGAGCGGCCCGCAGAAAGCTGTCCTGATATCCCTGGCTGACAATGCAAACGATGAGGGTGTTTGCTGGCCTTCGGTAGCCCGTATCGCTGAACGGACGTGTCTCGCAGAACGGACCGTTCAGGGAGCCATCAAGTGGCTGGGGCAAGCGAGCATTTTGTCTGTCCGTGAGCGGATGGGCAGATCGACGATGTACACCCTTACCCCGGCAGCATATGCACCCCCGCAAGACATGCACCCCGCAGCAGATGCACCGCCACCCCCGCAGCTCACGACAAAAAACCCCGCAGCAGCTGCACCCAGAACCGTAATAGAACCATCAAGTGAACCATCACCCCTCAGCGGTGATGAGCGGCCGCAGAAAATCTCGAAGCCGAAATGCCCGTCACAGGCAATCGTCGACCTGTTCAACAAAACGCTTCCTGGGCTCCCTCAGGTGGCACTGCTGACCAAGGACCGGGTGACAAAGATTTCTGCCCGCTGGAGCGACAGTGCGGTCCACCAGGACTTGGGGTTTTGGGCTGAGTTCTTCGAGTTGGTTGGCTCAAGCCCCTTTCTGATGGGTGAGGGTGAAGGCCGGGACGGCACCAAGCCTTTCCGGGCCACGTTCGACTGGCTGATTAAGCCGAGCAACTTCGTCAAGGTCGTGGAGGGTAATTACAATGCGTGATCCATACAGCCTTGAGGCCGAACACGGCGTACTGGGAGCGATGTTCCTGCGCCCTGAGTTGATCGACTTGCTCAGTGCTGACCTGGCGGTCGAGGATTTCTACTTCGAGGACAACGCCGCAATCTATCGCGGCATCTTGGACTTGCACGGCGCCGGCCAACCGGTCGATATCGTGACTATCGGCGCGCACCTCGGCGACCTGCCCTGTGGTTCTCCCGCCTTCGCCTACGCTTTCGAGATTTCCCGCAACACTCCGAGCGTTGCGAACGCCGCTTCCTACGCAGGAACCGTTCGCGAGCGAAGCCTGGACAGATCGCTGATTGAGTTGAGCGTTCGGATCAACGACATCGCTTATGGCGACCAGCCCACGGCCGACAAGGTTGCAGCGGTGCAGGCCGAAGCCCAGGCAGTCGATAGCCAGTCGGCTACGTCCGAGGTTATCAAGGCCGAGGATATCCTCGACGATTACATCGAGGTGCTACAGGCCCGAGCTGATCGAGGGGAGGGTATCGACGGTTTGTCCACGGGCATCGCCGATCTGGACGACAAGTTGCAGGGTCTGAAGCCCGGCCAGTTGATCATCATCGCCGGCCGCCCAGCCATGGGCAAAACAACCCTGGCCATGAACATCGCGTCCAATGCCGCTATTCGCGAGGGCAAGAGCGTGATGGCGTTCAGTCTTGAAATGGATAACACCGGGCTGATGGATCGCTTCATGGCATCCGAGGGGCGAGTTCCGCTCCAACTGATCAAGAACGGTAAAGCCCCGCACGAATACGGCGCCGAGTTGATGAGCGCCGCCGCGAAACTCAAACATTCCAACCTGTACCTGTCGGACCGCGCATCGATGTCGATGAACCGGATGCGAGCCGCTGCCCGTCGTCACAAACGCCGATACGGGCTTGATTTGATGGTGATCGATTACTTGCAGTTGGTTGACTCCGATTCGCGCACGTTCAGTCGGGAGCAGGAAGTCAGTCACATGACCCGCACAGCAAAGCTGATGGCTCGCGAGCTGGGCATCCCGGTCATCCTGCTTAGCCAGCTCTCGCGAGAGTGCGAAAAGCGTCCAAATAAGCGCCCGATGTGCTCTGACCTGCGCGAATCCGGCGCCATTGAGCAGGATGCCGACATCATCCTATTCGTGTACCGCGATGAGGTTTATCACGAGCATTCCGAGGCCAAAGGTATTGCCGAAATCATCATTGGCAAGGGCCGAGATATCGCGGGTGGCACCGTCCGCGCGGCGTTCCTAGGGCAGTACAGCCGATTCGATCAACTGGCTGCAGGATGGGTTGAGCCGTCCAAGCCAGCCAAGGTCACCAACATGGCAGACCGCTACAAATCAAAGGATAAATTCTAATGGCAGATCCCCGCCTTGCGGTTCCTAAGCCTGACCTGTACCGCTACGCAGTGTTTTGTTGCTCTTCCAAGATAGACCTGGGAAGTGCACCGGATCATGCACTGGCGCTTTTTTTTGATAAGTCCATGGCGGTTCGCTACGGCGGCCAGATGTGGCCGTCGACATTTGAGGTTATCGACCTCCTTAATCCAGAGGAGGGGGCTTTTTGAACACCCTCATCAAAACCCTGACAGTGAAGCTGTCGGATGCTGAGATCGCCCGCAATGCCAAGCTTGAGCATGTGCGCGACCTGCGGGACGCCAGCCACCCAGCGCTACACTTCCGTTTCGCCAAGAACCGCACGCGCGGCTCCTGGTACCTGCTCAACAAGCGCCAATGGCACCGCATCGGCGGCTTTCCCGACCTGAACACCAAACAGGTGATCGCCGCACTGCCAGCGGTGCGCCTGCGGGTCGCTGCCGACGGCGCGGCCAGTGTTTCGGGCTGGGTGACCGTTGGCGAACTGCTCGATTGGTTCGGTGATCGCATGGCCAAGTCGCGGGCGCTATCCGACAAGCGCCGGGCTGCGGGCAAGTCGGCCATCAGTTGCCAGCTCAAGCCGCGCCTGGATGACCTGCTGCTACGCGACGTGAGCGCCCAGACCCTCGACAAGCTGCTGATGTGGCCGGCCCAGGCCGAACTGTCGCTGTCCTACGTGCAGCAGCTGTACCGGCTGCTTGCGGTAGCCTTCCGTCAGGCGCGCAAGCTGGACCTGATCCCGGTCAACCCGATGGCGGAACTGAAGTTCGTCAACTTCACCACGGCGCGGATCCTGCCCAAGCCGGCGCGGTTGCGTGACGTGCAGTTGCAGGACCTGGTGACCCTGCTGGCCGAGCGCTTCGACAGTGCACCGGGTGACGCCATGCTGGCCTTGATGATGCTGTGCCACGGCACCCGGATCGGCGAGACCCGCCAGTCCCGCTGGGCTGATATCGCGCTGCCAGAGCGTGAGTGGTTCATCCCGGCAGAACACACCAAGACGAAAACCGAGCTGCGGGTGCCGCTGACCGATCAGGTGTGTTCGCTCCTACAGCTATACCGCGCCCGACAAAACGCCCAGGGCTACGAGGGGCCGCTCCTGTTCCCGTCGCGCCGTGGCAAGGCGCTCAGCGACCACCAAGCAAGCGCGGTATTCACGCGGCTAGGGCAGGGCGCCTGGACCAGTCACGACCTGCGCAAGGTGGCCCGTACCGCATGGACTGACCTCGGCGTCGACGGGCACATCGGCGAGATGCTGCTCAACCACTCTCTGGGCAAGATCGCCTCCACCTACATCAACACCCAGGCCAAGGAGCAGCGCCGCCTGGCCCTGGTGAAGTGGCACAACTGGTTAGATCAGCGTGGCTTCAAGGCGATCCACATGCAGACAGGCGTTAGATATGAAGATTCGCAAAACCTCGTAGACGCCTTGAACGGCGGGGCCTGCGAGCCAGAACCACAATTTGTTAAGGGCGAGGTATTAAAACGTGCAGAAACGACAGGGGCATGGCTTTAAGCGGGAGCGGATCGAGTTAGAACCCTGCTCGATTTGCAAGGGCAGGGCGGTGGTAGCGGGGGTGTTTTATGAGCTGGTTTGCACAGATTGCAACGGCTCAGGTTGGGTTGTTCAGGGGACCAAGTTGGTGCTTTCTGCCGACGAGTTGGTCACTCAATTGAGCTTCAAGTTGCAGCAGACACAACGTGAAGTCTTGGCGTTAAAGACTCCTACAGCACAGATAGGGCCACAGAGCCAATACGAGCAACCAAGCCGCCTGGGAGCAGGCGGAACAAATTACACAGGGGATTGAGAGCATGATGATTCGTAAGCCGGCAGGCCGACCATTGGGGGATACTGAATACCTGCTTGAACAGTGGGGTTGGTGGAGGATGGACGGTATGGGGGTGCCTGGTTACACGTCTCCAACTTTGGCGTTGATGCGACAAGCGGTAGCGCAGGTATCAGTCAGTAAAAATTATTGCATAACTGACGATTGGGCTTTGGCTATCGATAATGCTGTGGCTAGGCTCTCTCATCGAGATCAGCAGATGGGCGATGTGCTTTGGTTGTACTACGGCGAAAAATGGCCAATGTTGCGAGTAGGGAAGCATTTCGGACTAAGTGAAGGGAAAGCGCGTGAGTTAGCTAGGGCTGGGGCTGCGTGGGTGGATTGCGCCGTGAGTGACATGAGGGCAGTTGCTTGACCTCTACGATGCCTTTCTGACTACTATTCGCGCTTTATCATGGAGAAAGCCACATGGAAGCGTATGTAAAAGCGGCGCTAATTGTCTCGGTTGCAGTAGCTTTTGTGGTGTTTCGATCTAGGGCTAAGGCAACTAAATCATCGACAAGCGCGCAAGTGAGTGACTGGGAAGATGGAGAATTGGAGCAGAAGCTGCTCCATTCTCCGTCTCAGTCGCCGCAAGTTGCTCGGCTCAACCTGACAGAACTTCAGAAGGTAGCGCTTACTTCGGCCAGCTTAGGCTACACACTTTATGCTGAGGGGCGATTTCAGCCAGGGCCAGATGAGCTAGAAATTTACTCAGCAAGAACAGTGGACTCACTTGTAAAAAGAGGGTTTCTTGCATCAAACGATTCAGGTGGATACGTGATTACACAGACCGGTAGCGAGAGATTGAAGAGAAGTTACGGTTATTGAAATTAAAGCTTTTCCGCGCGGAATAGATTTGTTTTTATAGCAGCGTGTATTGCTGTGAACGCAGCGAGACGCCTTTAAAACCCGGTCACTGAGCCGGGTTTTTTGCACCTATTCACAAGCCCCGCCATTGAGCGGGGCTTTTTTGTTTTCGGCCCCACGCCTGTCTCCTTGCCTAAAGCGGATGCCAGCGACGTGGAGGTCGACCTATTCGAGGACTCAAGATGAACTCCGAGCATCAGGCGCTGACCGATGTACCTTTGTGGTTGTTGGTTCTGCTGAGCCTCGCAGGGTTGTCTGGAGAAATGCTGCGGGCATCAGGCAGCGACCTCGGCCTGCGCCAAATCCTTCAGCGAGTGGCGTTACGCTTTCTCGCTTCTGGCCTGCTGGGCATGGCCACATTGCTGCTTGCAATGGCCCTTTGGAGCAACCTGTACCTTTCGGCCGGGTTAGGTATCGTAATCGCCGTGATAGGTGCAGACGTTGCAGGTGGCCTTTACACGCAGTTCTTGGCGCGCAAGGCGGGTGTTAGCGACCCAGCTTCAGGCAGCACTACTAACAACCAATAGATCGACGAAGCGGGGGACGGACGATGTTCAAGGTCGATATGTCTCTGGACGCGTTCCCCGTTTCTGCGGGCATGCGGGAGATAGAGAAAAGGCAAATCCCTTTTGTGATGGCCCGTACCGCGACCTTGTTGGCCCAGCGGGTCAAGAAGGGCACGATCACGGTGATGCAGAAACGTTTGGACCGGCCGACCCCGACCACGCTGAACAGTCTGTTTGTGAAGATGGCCACCAAGACACGAGCTGCTGAGGTCTACTTCAAGGACTCATGGGCGTCGGGCATTCCTGCCGACACTTACCTACAGCAGGCGGTGAGCGGCGGCCTACGACCTCACAAACGTTTCGAGAAGTCGTTGATTGCGCGTGGCATCATGCGCAGCGGTCAATACGCAGTGCCCACCACGGCATTCATGAACCAGTACGGCAACGTATCTCGCGGCACGATACTAAAAATCCTGTCGGGCCTTGGTGCTGCTGAGTCGTCGAGAGGCTATCAGGCGAACGCTACTGGTAGCGCCCGGAGTCGTCGCAAGGGCAATGCTCATCGCTTCTTCTCAGGTGAGGTCGACGGCACGCAAGGCGTGTGGGAGCGCAAGTCGATGGGTATGGGCGATGCGCTACGGCCGGTGTTCATCTTCAGTGATTCCGCGCCCAGATATCGAACCATTTTCCCGTTCTTCAAGATCGGGCAGAACATCGTCAACGCGAACTATCAGGCTGACGCGGCGACCGCCTGGGCTGAAGCGATGGCTTCGGCTCGTTGATGACCGTAGTCGCCGGAAAATCAGAAAAAAGGTGAAAAAAGTGAACTTTTCTTCGGTTTTCTCGCCTTTTTCGCTTGACAGGTCTGCTAGAACGAAAAACCGAAGGTACTCCCGGACCCCCACCCCTCACGGGGGTAATTCGGGCCCCGCGTCTTCGCTATATATGACCCATTTTCAAAGGTTGGTTGTTGTGTAGTTATGGCTAATCAATCGATCACCCGTAAACCCGAGTGGCTGAACAAGTCGCGCATGGCGGACAGCCTCGGGATTACCACGCAAGCCTTCGATAAATGGGGGGTGACGCCCATCGCCAAGATCGGCCGAGAGTCGTTTTACGACGTGCGTTCTGTGCTGGATAACCGGCTGGTTCACAAGGGCGAGAAACAACAACCGCTCGATGACGAAGGCCAACCCATTGATCCGCTGATTGATTACAAGCAAGCGCAGCAGAAGCTGCGTTTGACCACTGAGCAAGCCGACGCCCAGGAAATGCGTAATCGGGTGAAAGCCAAAAAGCTGGTGCCGGTGGATTTCTGCCTGTTCGCCCTGGGCAAGTTGAGCGCGATGCTCGGCTCAACTCTGGACACCATTCACATCAAGGTGAAACGCAAGCACCCGGATATCGAGGTGCGTCACATCGAGGCTATCCAACGTGAAATAGCCGTTACGCGGAACGAAGCGGTCAACCTGGCCGACACCTTGCCGGAGCTTCTAGATGAGTTCGTCGAAGCCCTGGATGAGGGCGCTGATTGATAGCGTCCGTAAGGGCCTAACCGGTCTCTATAAGGAGCCGCCACTGACCGCGGTTGAATGGGCGGACAAGCATTTTTATCTGTCGTCCGAGTCCTCCTATCAGGAAGGGCGATGGACCACGGCGCCGTTTCAGGTCGCCATTCTCAACGCGATGGGCAATGACCTGATCGCTGTAGTCAACGTGTTGAAGTCGGCACGGGTGGGCTACACCAAGATGCTGGTGGCCAACAAAGGCTACAAAATCCAGCACAAGAAACGCAACGTATTGTCGTGGTGCCCAACGGACCCCGATGCCGACACCATGATGAAGCGGCATATCGAAACGATGATTCGTGACGTTCCCCTGGTGCGCGCCTTGGCGCCCTGGTACGGGGTGAAGCACCGGGATAACACGCTGGACGAAAAACGTTTTGATAACTCGAAAATGTTGTGGTGCCTGGGTGGCAAAGCCGCGCGCAACTACCGGGAGAAAAGCCCGGATGAAGTCATTTACGACGAGTTGTCGAAGTTCGACGCCGATATTGAGGGGGAAGGCTCCCCGACAATGCTGGGGG